AGTCTTGGCAACCTATCAAGCCTGATTTGGTTAACAAAATGTGGGTTATTCGTGTGCCTTATGGGCTGGGTTTAGTTGGTGCTTGGAACTTGGTTATCAAGTCAACCCCTTATGCCCCCTATTGGCTTCTGGTGAACGATGACGCATGGTTTGAGGTTGGGGCTCTGCAGATTGTTAGCGAACAAGTTGACACTGAGGCGTTGAACTTTTTAGAAATCAATACGGCTTGGTCTGCGGTTGTTTTTGGTGAGGGCATGATTGATAAGGTTGGCCTTTATGATGAGCGTTTTTATCCACTGTATTTTGACGACAACGACCTTGAGCGTAGGGTGCGCCATCATGGGGTGGCAATAAATCACATTTCTGCAAAAGTGCATCACGAAAATAGTTCAACATTAAATAGTGGTTATCAGGCGGTGAATCAAAAATCTTATGCAGCTAACATGAGGTTGTTTGATGATAAGCAAGCTGATGGCGATTACAGTCAGGGCGGTTGGACTCTCAAAACTAGAAGGGCAAACAGGTGGGATTGACCGTATATTCTGGCGGCTCGTTTGATCTATTTCACAGGGGCCATGCTGAGTTTTTGAAACGATGCGCTGAAATTGCTGGGCCAGATGGCAAAGTTGTTGTTAGCCTAAATACTGACGAGTTTATTTTGGCGTATAAGGGTAAGGGTTTGGTAATAAATTATGATGACCGAAAAAGTGTTTTGTTGGCTTGCCGTTATGTTCACAGTGTTGTTCCCAATGTTGGCGGCGCTGATAGCCGTATCGCTATTGATTTAGTGAAGCCTGACATTATTGTTATTGGTTCGGATTGGGCGAGGCGTGATTATTATGCTCAAATGGGTTTTGATCAGGATTGGCTTGACGAGCGTGGTATTGGGTTGGCTTACATTCCTTATACGCAGGGCATTAGTTCTACGGACATTAAGGCGCGGTTAGCGAAGCGGTAGAATAGAAGTATGAGCATGAACAATCCGTACGCCTCACTTGCAGAAGTGAAAAGTGCGTTACGCATAACTGACACAATCGATGACAGCCTGTTAGAGATGGCCATTGAAAGCGCATCTAGATTACTTGATTCATACACTGCTCGCTCGTTTTACAACGCTGGTACGGCTTCACGCTATTACGCTGCAACTAACGACTACCTAACTGACCTTGATGACGCTATCTCTATTAGTGAGGTTGCTACCGACTTTTCAGCTGATGGCACTTATGACACTATTTGGCAAGCAAGCGATTATGAAGTGTTGCCTCTAAATGGGCGTGTAGACGGCCTCGCAGTGCCTTATAACGCTGTTAGAGCGATTGGTGATTACACTTTCCCAATCTACAATGGCGAGGGCTTGGTGAAGGTTACAGGCGTTTGGGGTTGGTCTGCCATTCCAATTGCTATCAAGCAAGCAACCATCATCCAGGCGAGCCGAATCTTCAAGCGCCTAGACTCACCACTTGGTGTTCTTAGTTCGCCAGACTTGGGCTTCATCCGTGTTGGCTCACGCCTTGATCCTGATGTTGCTCAGTTGGTTGACCCTTACAGGATTGTGAAGTTCGCCTAATGGCCTCAATCGCAAGCCTACGAACAGGCATCGCAACTAACTTGGGAACAATCTCAGGGCTTCGCACATCACCAACCGGCTACATCCCTGACAATGTAAACCCACCATACGCCATCGTTGCCCCGAGCAGCGTTGACTATCACCGTTCGTTTTCAACTGGCGGTCTAAATACTTACAACTTCACCGTTACGGTAGTTGTTGGGCGCGTTTCTGAGCGCACATCGCAAGCAAGCCTAGATGCTTACTGCTCTCCAACGGGGGCATCGTCTATCAAACTTGCGGTAGAATCAGATAGGACACTGAGCGGAAATGCTTATGACTGCACAGTGACCGGGATGCGCAATTATGGTTCTGTAACCATAGCTGAGAACACCTATTTAGCCGCTGAGTTTGACTTAGTGGTTCAGGCTAACTAAACAATTATCAAGGAGAAATCACAATGGCAAAGTTTGTCGCAACTGATTACAAGATCACCGTAAACGGAACGAACTTGTCATCATCACTTACCTCTGTTGACCTAAGCCTTTCGGCTGACGAGGTTGACACCACTACTTTCGGTGGCGAATGGCGCACCGTTACCGGTGGTCTAAAGTCTGGTTCAATCACTTTGAACTTCAACCAGGACTTCGCTGCTGGCTCGGTAGACGCTACCTTGTTCCCACTTTTCAACACCGCAGCAACCGTAGTCATCACCCCGACTTCAAGCTCGGTTTCAGCAACTAACCCTTCATACACCGCAATTGCGCTATGCAACTCATACCAGCCTTTTGCTTCGTCTGTTGGCGACCTTGCTACCTTGTCAGTTACTTGGCCAACCTCTGGCACAGTAACTCGCGCAACCGCCTAATCAGGTAGACTCAAACTCATGAAGATTAACCTACGCGTTGAGTATGTGTCAGGCGAGTCGCTGGATGTTTCAGCGACCGCCCCTGATCTTGTTGCTTTTGAAGACAAGTTCAATCTGAGTGTTACAAAGCTCGAATCCGAAATGAAGTTCACTCACCTTGTTTGGCTGGCGTGGACTTCGTTGAACCGCCAGAAGTTAGTCGTCAAAGAGTTTGACTCTTGGCTTGCTGATGTCGCTTCGGTTGGGCCTACTGACACCCCAAAATAGTTGGGCTTGGCGATAGTTCAACTCATTGGTTTATCGCCAGCCTTGCTTGTGAAACAGGCATAGCCCCTTCTCTTCTTCTGCAAGAGAGTGAGCGTATGTTATGGACTATGGGTCGTTATTTGGTTAGCCGTAATCAACCCCGTTCATAGACTTAGCCCCCGACCGAAGTCGGGGGCTTTGTCGTTTCTAGGCTGCTATGGTGTCGAACCCTGTCAAGGTGAATTGGTTGCTGGATAGAACTGCACCAACCGCTAGGTCGATCATGCGCTGAACCTGAGCCTGTGTGAAGTTGCCACCCTTGACCATGTTGGCAAACTCGTCAGCGTTGGCAATTGCGTTGTAGGCGGTGCGAACAACTAGGGCTTGCCAGTAAGGGTTAGCGTGAGGGATGTTGTCGGACTCTATAACATTCAAAGCATCTTCAGCCAAGTTGATAGTGTGGTCGATGTGGTCGCCTTCTAGTGCCATTGCAAAGTTGGCTGCCTCAAAGTCATCTCCGCTGATGTCTTGGAAGTTCCAGTAAGCCCAGCCTCGTGAGTAATAGCGTGAGGTGTAAACGGTGTTATCTGCCTCGTTTATTTCTACGATCTGTGCAACAACTGTGCCGTGTTCGTCTTGGAAGTTCACCGGCTGATATAGCGAGGTAATGCGCTGGAAGCCGTCTTTTGTTCGCTCTAGGCTCGTGATGGTTGCTGGGGTTGCTAGTAGCTGTTCAATTTGCTGTTCCATGATGTTCCCTTTCGTTTTCAACTTTTGTTGATGTGTCTAATGTAGCAAAGTTTCTAGCCGTGTCAAGCACATTTTCCAAAACTTTATCGGGCGGTAGAATAGAAGCATGGTCGATATGTTCCAGTTCCGCATAGCCAAGTTCTCCCGTGTTGGTGATGTTGGCCCTAGCGATCTATCTGTGACAGATGTGCGTGAGCTACAAAAGCGACTCAAAGCAATCGACCCAATGCTTCGAACTCAGTTAGTTAGAGATGCAAAGAAGATTGCCGCCCCAACAGTTTCTGCTATCAAGTCGGCTGTCGCTTCTGTAACACCTAACAGCGGTATGCTTCGACCTGGCACAAGACTCAACTGGAACAATGCAATTGATGGTAAGGGTCGTTCTCATAAAGCCAACGATGTCAAGCCTCAGTTCAGAACTTCCGCATCGGGGCGCTCGGATACTACTAGCTTGGTTAGGGTCAAGGTTGGAAACCCAGCCGTTACCCTTGCCGACATGGGTGGTCGCTCGGGTCGCTACATGAACGCCGGTTACAAGGGTTCGGGCTATACAAAAGAATACTCTTACAAGGGTGGCACTCGTAGACACAAGGTCAACGGACAGTTCCGAGGCGTTCAAGAAAAAATTGGTGGCTCACCATCTCGCTTTGTTTGGCCAGCAGCCGAGCAATCAATTCCGGCAGCACGACTTGCCATTGAGAAGATTTTGCGTGATGCGTTCACGCGCCTAAACCAGAAAGGCATTTGATGGCTCAGTCCGTTCTCATACCCCTAAAAGCCATCTTTGATGATTCAGGTATCAAACACGCTCAAAGCGCCTTCGGTGGACTTAAGAAAGTTCTCGGAGGTCTAGGTATTGGTTTGGGTATTGGCGCTATTTCGGCGCAACTACGAGAAGCAACTAAGGCTGCTATCGAAGATGGTAAAAGCCAGGCACTTCTTGCCCAGCAACTTCGCAATACGGTAGGCGCTTCTCAGGCTCAGATTGATTCAGTCGAGCAAAGTATCAGCGTAATGCAGATTCAAGCCTCGGTTGCTGATGATGTTATTCGCCCAGCGTTTGCCTCGCTTGTTCGTGCGACTGGCGATGTTGGTCAAGCTACTGGCTTGATGAGCCTTGCCCTCGATGTCGCCGCTGGCACAGGCAAAGATCTTGGCACGGTTTCGCTTGCTTTGGGTAAGTATCTAAACGGCTCAAAGAAAAGCCTTGAACTTCTTGTTCCAGCAATCAAGAACGCCAAAGACCCTATGGGCGAATTGGCTAAACAGTTTGATGGCGCAGCTAAGGCGGCTGCTAATACCGATCCCTTCCAGCGCCTAAGCATTATTTTTGGCGAGATGCAAGAGAGCATCGGCACAGCGTTGCTTCCTGACTTGAATGAGTTGGCTGATTTCTTTTCCAGCGATGAAGGTCAGCAAGGTCTAAAAGATACAGCAGACAACATCAAGAACATTACTGTTGCGATTGCTGGATTGGGCAAGATTGTTGCCAACATCGCCGACTGGTCAGGACTTAGTTACCTTTTTGCGGTTCTTACTGGCGACTGGTCTAAGGCTAATGATCTTCTAGCAAACATTGGTATTGGCACAAAGACTGATAAAAACTCAATTGCCAACTCTATGCAGGAAGCGGCTGGTCGTTTTCAAGTCTTAGGCAGCAATAAGACTACTGTGCCGATTGCTCAAATTATTGGCGGTGGCGGTGGCAAGACCGGTAGCGGCGCTAAGACGACTGCCGTTGATTATGTCAAAGAGTTTGCTGCTTCAATGGCTGACGAAGCCCGTAAACAGATGGCTCGTATCCGTCTGCAAAACAAGGGCTTGTCTGAAGGTCTGATTGAATCAATCATCGGCTCGGGCAAGGGCTGGTATCAGGTTGCTCAAAACACGCTCAACCTTTCTGCACCTGCTCTAGCCTCGCTTAAGAAGGCTTGGGCTTCTACTGGGGCAGGTATCGCTGAGGCGGCTGAGGCGGCTGCTAAGGCTGCTGAGAAGGCTGCTGAAGAAACGGCTGCGGCGGTTGAAGCTGCGGCGGCTGTTATTCAAAAGGCTAAAGATGATTTGGCTGAAATCAATGCCGCTTTGAACCCTGCTGCTAGGTCTGTTGTCGAAGTTTACAATGATGCAAAGAACGCTTACGAGTCGCTCAAAACTTCATCAGATGCTTTTGCTAAGACAATCCCTGACCTTATTGCTGGCGTAAAGAACATGACCGACCTGGCTGAACCTATCGGACAGTTTGAGTCGCAGGTTGTTGCTTCATTTGGCAACATTGAGTCAAGCCTCAAGAACGCACTAGACACCAAGCTGATTACTGACAAGGCTTACGCTGATCTATCATCGTGGGCCAAGCGTGAGATGGCGCTTATGCAAGACATCGCTAAACAGCGTGATGCTCTTGCTAACCGTATTAGCCTGGCTGAGTCGGTTTACAACGATGCTAAGAACTCAATCTTGGCTTACGGCAACATCAACTCGGCGTTGAAGTCTACTTCGCAAACTATCACCGAAACTCAGACGAAGATTGTTGACGGCATTTCGTTGACGCTTACTAAGTCGGTTGAACAGATTTCGAGCGTTAGCCTTGTTGACCAATACAAGTCGATTCTCGCTAAGACTAAAGAGTTTGCCGCTAACCTAAACACGCTTCGCAAGATGGGTCTAAACAAAGACCTGTTCAAGCAAATCGTTGATGCTGGTGTCGAGGCTGGCGGTGCTACTGCTACGGCTTTGATTGCTGGCGGTCAGCAAAGCGTTACCGAACTAAACGGTGTCTTTACTGAGTTGCAAGCGGTTGGCGATCAGGTGGGCGAGTCTACCGCTGTCGTCATGTATAACAACGGCCTTGATGTTATGGGCGGTTTCATCAACGGCATGAAGGCTCAGGCTGATGCGTTGGCTGCTACTGCTAAGACTTTGGCTGACACTTTTGCTGCCGCTTTTGCTGACAAACTAAAGTCGGCTTTGAAAGAAGCAATTGATGAGGCTAATAAGGTTTTGATTGCGGCTCTTGCTGAGTTGTTGAAGGCTAAGGCTGCGGCTGAGGCGGTTCTCGCCCCTGCGGTTGATTACTCGAAACTTCCAAAGCCTGTTGTTGCCCCTGTGCCAATCATTCCAACTAACTCTGTTGTGACGGGTGGTTCAACTGGTGGCGGTGCTATCGTTGGCGGTTCAACTTTCAATGTGACCGTAAACAGCAACGACCCGAACGCTGTTGTTGATGCTTTGCGTGTTTACCAGAAACGGAACGGGGCAATCTTAATCTAATGGCTGTTGTTGAAAAGATTGAACTAGGCTTTGACCTGCCATCTTCGGGTGGTTCGTATTTCACACTTGACGATCCTGTAAAGGGCAAGCTCGACAATGTGACTTACATTCTTGCCGGCGTGATTTTCTACGATGTCACTAGCAGGGTTCGCAGCTATTCGACTCAGCGAGGCAAGTCACGCCAGTTGGACACTTACCGCGCCGGTGTTGCTTCGGTTACTTTTGACAACTCAGACCGAGCCTTTGACCCCACTTATACGGCATCACCTTTTTATGGGCAGATTGTTCCTAAGCGTGAGGTTCGTATCACAACGAATGATGCTCGCCAATACACGGGTTTGATTGATGACTGGAACTTGGACTACGCCCCTCAAGGCGATTCGGTTGCTACCATCGTTGCTTCTGACGGCTTTGCGAAACTAGCCAACCAAACGCTCACAGGCGGCACAGCAACGCCTCAACTGTCTGGCGCACGAGTGAACGCTATTCTCGACTCTAGCGATGTTCTATGGCCTACTGATGCCCGTTCTATCGACCCTGGCACGATAACCCTCGGTGCTGATGTTCAAGCCGTAGACGCTAATGTTTTGACTTACTTGCAGACCGTTGAACAAAGCGAAGGCGGTCACTTGTATGTGGACAAGTCTGGCAACATTGTGTTCGTTGATAAAGCTGGCACGACCCCTGTTGGCACTTCAGCGATAACCCTTGCCGATGATGGCACAGGAATCAAATACACGGGTATGCAAGTTGTTTACGGTTCAGAGTTGCTTTACAACCAAATCGTGACCGCCTCGGTTTCGGTTGCTGGCACAGCGATTGCTAACGATCTTGACTCGCAAGCCCTTTACGGCATCCAAACTTATACGGCAACAAACTTGCTGATGGCTAACGCTGCCGATGTTGATGCTTTGGCGTTGTCGCTTGCTCGACAGTTTGCAAACCCTGAGTATCGTTTCGAAGCGGTGACAATCAACCTTGACGAGATTTCAACCGCTGAAGCCAACCAGGTTCTTGGTATGGAAATTGGGCAGTTGTGTCTTATCAAGTTCACACCTAACGGTATTGCCCCTGCTATCAGCAAATACGCTGAAGTTATTGCAATTGCTAACAACGCCGATGTGCGTAGACACTCAGTTACCCTCGGCTTTTCAACCCTCGATTATGTGCCACTCGTGCTTGACGATGTGGTATTTGGTAAACTAGACACAGCCCCACTCGGCTAAAGGAGAATCATGGCTTTTATTGGTAAGAAAACTTGGTCAGCAGGTGATGTTCTAACCTCATCTGACATGAACTCTGTTGTAACTCAGACCATTGCGTTTTTGGGAACAGCTACCACTTCGGTTGCTTATTCGATTGGTTCGGCTGATGCTGGCAAGACTTTGCGTTTCACTAACGCCACCGCAGCGGTTGTGACTTTCAACGGCACGGCAGGGTTGTCGGTTGGTGATCGTGTAGACATTTTCCGTGATGGTGGAACTGTGACGATTGTTGCCGGTTCGGGTGTCACGATGGCTGCTAATGGCACGGCTCGCACCGCTGGCACTTTTACGATGGGAACACAATACACGGGTGCTTCGGTTTGGTATGTGGACACTAACGCGTATCGCATTATTGGGCAGGTCAGCTAATTGCTTGGGTCTTTGTGGTTCAATTCGTTTAGCTCAGGTGGCGGTGCTGCCGCTTATGAGTTGATTAGCACAACCATCGCTAATGGAACAGCCTCGACAGTTTCGTTCAATGTGTCTGCTCTTTCAGCAACTTATAAGCACTTACAACTTCGCGTCACTCAATCGAACACTTTTGGCGCAGGGCAAGCAACTGTTCTTAGGTTCAACTCGGATAGCGCCAACAACTATCGCACCCATGTTTTGCGAGGTGATGGCTCAACAGTATCATCCGCTGATTACGGAGTTGGCGCAAGAATTATTGTTAGCGCTGATACAGACAACGGAAGTTTTACGCCTTTCATCACGGACATTTTAGATCCGTTCAGCACTACCAAGAATAAAACTATCCGCTCTTTTGCTGGCGCACTCAATAGCGCCAACCAAATTAGACTTTATTCTGGCGCATGGTTTAGCACAGCAGCGGTTACTTCGGTTGATTTGCTAACAACTAATGGCAACTTTGCTACTGGCTCACGCCTATCAATTTATGGATTGAGGTAACAACATGGCCACCGCCTTAACCGCACTTGCTACCACAACCCTTGCCAGCAGCTCGGCAACGGTCACATTCAGCAGCATCAGCGGCTCATACCGTGACCTCTACATCTCGGCAACACTTATTTACTCAGGCGCAGCAACAGATGTTGGCTTCCGTGTAAACGGCGGCACAGGCACAAGCGTTGTTTACATGGCTGGTAACGGTTCGTCACCATCATCAGGCACGAACTCGGATGTTCTTGGTTATGCAACTTCGGCTGGTATTACCGAAACGATTAACATCTTTGACTATGCCCAGACCGACAAGCACAAGTCGGGGCTTATTCGTTATGGTGCTGCTGGTAACTTTGCGGCGGCAGCGGCGTTTAGGTGGGCTTCTACTTCGGCGATTACTTCGTTAGAGTTTTATCTTGGTTCTGGCACTTTTCAGGCTGGCAGCACCTTTTCTTTGTTTGGAGTATCCGCATGAGCCTAACCTTAATTGCCACGACTACTGTTGGCGCTGGTGGTGCTTCAAGCATGACTTTTGCCAGCATCCCTGCAACCTATACAGATTTAATGGTTCTCATATCTGCTCGCACATCTAGCACCATTGACTCAATCGGTATCAAGTTCAACGCTTCAACAACTGGGGCATCAATGCGCCGACTAATTGGAAATGGGTCTAGCACCTTTTCTGACGCACCTGCACAACCATATATTTATGGCGGTGACTATCCAGGTAGCGCACAGACAGCCAACACCTTTGGCAACTTTCAGATTTACATACCAAATTATGCAGGAAGCACGAACAAGTCTGTTTCGGTAGATGCTGTAAGCGAGAACAATGCGACAAGCAATGTGCTTGGAATTTCGGCTGGATTGTGGTCAAGCACCGCAGCAATAACCGACTTGACTTTTTTCCGCATTGATGGCGCATCAGCAAGTTTCGTGCAATACACCACCGCATCACTTTATGGCATCCAAAAAGGTTCTGGAGGCGCTTCGGTTTCACCGTAGCCTAAACAACAAGGAAGAATGAAAATGACTGAAGTATTACAGAAAATCATTATCGACTGCTCAACAGGCGAAGAAACCATCGTGCCACTAACTGCCGAGGAAATCGCACAGCGTGAAGCCGACGCTGCAGCATACGCTGAAGCCGAAGCAGCACGACAGGCAGAAGCCGACAAGATCGCAGCTGACAAAGCAAGCGCCATCGCTGCCCTTGTCCAGTTAGGTCTTACGGAAGACCAAATCAGCGCACTAACCAAGTAGTAAACTAGACTCATCGCCTACGCAACGATGACCCCGAGAGAGAACCCTAGCGTGAGCGAACAAGAACAAGTGCCGGTATGGGCGCAAGAGCTAATCAGAGAAGTAACCATTCTGAATGAGCGCCTACCTAACCACATCACTTGGACTGAACGCAATGTGCTAGATCACGAGAACCGTATTCGCACCCTTGAACAGTTTCGCTGGATGATGGTTGGTATCGCTTCGGTATCGGGTGTCATCGGCGCTCTACTATCGAAAGTGATGAACATCTAATGGCTGAGTATTTTGAACCGTTCCCTGGCACTCGTGGCGATGAACTAGGCAACTTCAATAAGGCGTATCGCACACAGCCTCATCGTGGGTCTGACTGGTCTGGCAATGGTGGCAAAGTTATCAAGGCCATTACGACTGGCCGTGTCAAAGAAGTGTTTGAAACTAGCGCACTCGGGCATTGTCTTATTCAGGCAACCGCTGACGGTCATTACATTCTTTATGCACACATGAAAGCCAAGTCATCCCGTAAGGTTGGCGAGATGCTCATTGGCGGTCAGACGGCTGTTGGCGCGGTTGGTAACACCGGAACTAGCACAACTGGCGCACACCTTCATTGTGGCTTCAGCACTAAGCCTAAGCCTCACCTAGCGGCGTTTGAAGACTTGGTTGACCTACACGCGCACATTGATGCTAACAAGGCTGCCTAATGAAAAGGCTAAAAGAAATCTGGGAAGTTGTCGCTGAACTGCTTTGGCGTGGCTTTGGTTTGTTCTTGTTTATTTTGGGCGCTTCGGCTGGTGTTGGTGCGGTTGTTACTGGCGACTGGTTCAACGGCGTTATCATCGCCTGGAGCACTCTTATGTTGGGTGTGATCGGCGCTATCGGTTACGCTATCGCAACCGTTGGCAAGGTAACTAAGTCAACCGTTGCACGGGCCACTCAAGATGCTGTGCAGAAGGCTGAAGCGGCTAAGAAAGATTAGCCTCGTCTGATTGCTCGGCGTTCTTCGCTGGTCATCGCCGCCCAAATGCCATAAGGTTCGTCAGCTGCGAGCGCATACTGACCACATAACTGTAAGAACGGGCATCTCCGACAGATAGCCTTTGCCTCTAAGATTGCCATCTTGACAACGCTCTCATGCCCTTCAGGGAAGAACAACAGGTCACGCCCTTCACAGGGTGCGCCTTCGTCTGTGTCTTGAATAGCGTGTTGCAACTTCATTAGAAGTTCGGGTGCGTTTGACATTGATTTCCCTTTTGTCGGTGGTCTATGGTCTACTGTATACAGAAACGACCGAGGGGCAAAATCATGAAACATCTATCAGCCGAAACACTAGGCAACGCTTATCTACTAGGCGACTTCGAAAACGGTTCACAGGCTTGGCACGATCTACGCAACCAACCTGGCGTAATCGGTGGCTCGCAAGTTGGTGCAGTCGCCGGAATGTCGCCTTGGGAGAGTCCGTTGGCTCGCTACCTAAAGGCTACGGGGCAAATCCCTGACGAGGTAACACCATCAATGTCTATGCGTTTAGGCACGAAACTTGAAGCGCCTATCTTGGAAATCTTTGCTGAAGAACATCCTGAGCTTGAAGTGTTTACTGTTGGCACTTACGCTAACAAAGACCGCCCGTGGATGCACGCCAACATGGATGCCGTTTACCGCCGAAAAGATACAGGCGAATGGGGCATTGTTGAAATCAAGTTCTCACGCGACTACTGGAACGCTGTGCCGATGCATTACCGCGCCCAGTTGTTTCACTATTTCAATGTGACTGGTTTCCGAGAGGGCTACATGGTGGCGCTTGCTGGGTCGAGTTATCAAGAGTGGCCGATTACCTTTGACCAGTTTGAGGCTGACTACTTGCTGGATAAGGTTGAAGATTTCCATGACCGTGTGCTTACGCTGCGACAGCCTGAGTTTGATGGGGCATCTAGCACCTATGATGCTGTAAGGCTTTTGAACCCTGACATTGAAGATGTTGAGGTGGAGTTGGCTCAGGGGCTTGGTATCGATTTGGTAAACCTTGCTTGCCAAATTGACGAACTAACAACTAATCTGACAGAGTTGAAATCTCGCACTCTTGACCAGATGGGAACGGCTAAGGTCGGTTACATTGAGGTTGAGGGTGAGAAGATGGTGGTTGCCAAAAGGCAGTCACGAGGCGGTGGCGCACCATTCGTCACCATTATGAAAGGGAACAAATGAAACAGGGCGATCTAGTTACTATCGCAGGTAACACCGGCACGGTTCTTGAGGTGGTTGAAACTGACACTCAGCAGACTGTAAAGCTGGAACTCAAAGACGGCAGGACTGCCATCTTCATTTACACTCGCAAGGTTGCACCGAACGCACTTGATGGAATGAACTCTCTTGATGGGATGAAACTCGCATGATTCCGTTGCTTGAAGATTTGGTTTTTGTGAGCATCAAAACATCGCACGGGCTAACAGGTGTGCAGGGTGTTGTTACTGGTATCGGTTTGGTATCAGATAAGCCAGATGTTTTCTGGTTCGAGATTGCAGGGCTAACCTGCCGTTTTTATAGCGATGAAATCCTAAGCGTGGAGAAGGCGTGATGAGTTCAGCAAGAGAAGTAATCCTGGCAGTAATGCACGAGGTTCAAGGCGTTGCCAAGCGTGACCGTAACAGTTCACAAGGCTTCAACTTCCGAGGCATTGATGCGGTGATGAGCAAGGTTGGCCCTGCTCTGCGTAACGCTGGCGGTTTTATTTTGCCAGAGATCAAGAACGCCGAACATTCGATTGCTCTAACCGCTAAGGGTTCACAGGTCAATGTGGTTCACCTTACGGTTGCGTTTGGTATCTACGGGCTTGATGGCGACCCGATTGTTGGCACGGTTGCTGCTGAGGCGATGGATTCGGGCGACAAGGCTACGGCTAAGGCTATGAGCGTTGCCCTTCGCACTTTCTTGTTGCAGGTCTTGGCGTTGCCTACTGATGAGCCAGACCCTGATTCGTTCTCGTATGAGGCGACTGCTCGCAACTGGGCTGGAGAAGCCGAGGCGCTTGCGTTGAACTACGATGTTGAGGGTTTGCGTAAACTTTACTCAGAGGCACTTGCCGCTAAAGCACCAGCAACAGCTATTGAAAGCGTGAAGCATTTTGGAAATGTCGTTAGAGAGCAGACGGATTCTGCTGGCAAGTCTAATTGAGGCTAAAGAGTTATGGCACGAGTTGGAGGCGAACGGTCAAACGAACGCCGCCAACTTGGTCAAGCCTCTTATTTATGACCGAGCAAGGAGGATAGAAACGGGTGAATACTTTGACGGAGATTATCCAGCAACTCCACCACATAGCGGATGAGGCTCAAAGGGGTGTGAAGTTTCTTTATGATGCCGAGGTGAAGATGGTGGATGCTGAGGCTGCCGCTGATAAGGCGTTGCAGTTGGCGTTCATAAACGCTCAGGGAACAGTAGCCGATAGGACTTCTATTAGTCGCTTGCAGTCGTCTGACGCTCGCCTGGCAGCCGATCTAGCCCGAGCAGAATACAACCGCATAAAGATGAAACTCAAGCAGTTGGAATTGGCTCAGATGAGCGTTCAAACTCAAAGCCGTTTGCTTGAAACCGAGTTGAAGGTGCTAAAATAGGAATGTAAAACCCCAGCATGACTGGAATCATCTGGGGCATGACCGAACAGGAAAGGTTCGATATGTCTAAATCTACTAATAGACCCCGACTACACGCAAATTTTCAAGACCTAATGGCTCATTCCGCACAGATGCCGAATGGGTGCATAGAGTGGCAAGGTTATCGGGGAACTTTTGGCTATGGCCAATATAGGGTTATGCACTCATCTAGAGGCACTCATCGCCTTTCTTTATCTCTCTTTACCGAAAAACCATTTGATGATGCAGTAGCAATGCACCTTTGCGACAATCCACCCTGCATCAATCCCGATCACCTGCGCTGGGGAACGGCTAGTGAAAATTCACTAGATAGGCACGCAAAAGGTAGAAGTGTCGGAGCTGGAACAAAAGGCGAACGCATTAATACTGCAAAATTGAATGTCGATAAAGTAAGAGAAATTAGAGCGCTTTACGCATCCGGCATAAAATCCCCTAAATTAGAAACTATGTTCAATGTTGGATCTAGGCAAATACTTGCGATTGTTCGGCGTAAATCTTGGAAATGGGTTGACTAATGGAACTGTTGCTCGCTTGGATTGGCATTATCATCTGCACTCTAATTGCGGTTCACACTAATTTCTGGTGGCGGATTGCTTTTTGGATTGAGTTGCAGTTTATGCACCTAGAACAAGACGGTCATGAACCCGAAAGCCTTTAGCAAGTATCTTCGGCGTGACGGGGGTTGTATCCATTGTGGGGCTGTTGATGTTGCTATCCCACACCATCGGGCTAACCGAGGCATGGGGTCGTTCAAGGCACTCAACACGCCAGCAAACATCATTGCCATCTGTTCAGAGCTGAACGGGCTGATGGAATCTAACGCAGACTGGGCGGCTCGTGCTAGGGCTTACGGCTGGAAGATTAGCAAACACTCGAACCCTGAGTTTGAACCCGTCTATTACCCCTTAGAAGGTCGCTGGTATTACCTCGATGACTTGTTCGAGAGAGCGATTTGCCTTGATCCGCCGAATTAGGTAAGTTAGTCCAGTCGAAAGGGAAACGATGAAACATGGACTTTACACAACCTATGTGAACCAGAAATGCCGGTGCGAGTTATGTCGCATGGCCAACACCAATCATTGTCGTCACAGGCGTAGGCAAGTCGCTTATGGGCGAGCCGAACTTTATGTGCCGATTGATAAGGCTCAGGCACACTTGAAAGCGTTACAAGCTGAGGGCTTTAGCGTGAACCGCCTGGTTGAATTGTCGGGTGTGAATCGTGGCACGGTTTGTGCCGTGTTGTATGGCAATGCTAAACGAATTAGGCAGTCTA